GAAGCGCCAGTGGCTCGTTGCTCATCCTGCCAACAAGAATCCCATCTTTTTCAAAGAAGGCCAATTCTATAACGCCTCTGTTTCAAGACACCTCAGCTCGCAGTGGATGAGCTTTGAGGAAGTTACAACTCTCGCATTGACACACAATCTTGCAATCGGCTTCGTCATTATGGAAGGCGAAGATATTACTTGTATTGATCTTGACGTAAAGCCCAACACCACAAAAGAATATCTAGATCTATTCCAAACTATTGTTAAGAACTTTGACAGTTATACAGAACGATCCATCGGTGGGCATGGAATCCATATTTGGTGCAAGGGGAGCATTGGACTCGGCCGACGACGCGATGGCGTAGAGATCTACAGCCAAAATCGATTTATGGTTTGTACCGGCAATGTCTTGCATCGTAAAGAACAACTAGAAGCTAGACAAGACATGTTGATGAAGATGCTTAGTCAGATGCCTTTGTCTGAAGGCTACGATGAAGTTGTTCTCGAAGAGTTACCTCAGACTGAAACTGATGAAAACGTTGGCCGCAAGCTATGGGAGAACGAAGACGCAAGAATGCTCTGGCAAGGAATGTGGCGTGAATTAGACCATCCGTCACAGTCAGAAGGTGATCTTGATCTAATGGTTCATCTTGTACGTCATAGTCCGTCGAATGATCAATGTAAACGTCTATTTCGTCAGTCCGGGCTTGGAAAAAGAACCAAAGCAAATCGTTCAGATTATATCTTGCGTACCCTACGTCATGCTCGTTTTATCCGTCAAGCTGAAATGATAGATATCGAAGCTGGTAAACGCAGTGCAGATGCTATCATTGCTAAATATGAAGCTGAACAAGCTCTTTTACGCACCGCTGATGGAGCTGTTGTTTTCACTCCTGATCCTATCCAATTTCAGACAGTTGAACATGCGGTTGATTTTGATTCTTTACCCGATCCCGAAGAAGTTGTATCTCATATCGATTTTCCTACTGGAGGCCTTGGATACTTAGCTCGATATTTTTATAGAGGTTCAATCTATCCCAATGTTGAATTCTCAGTGGCAGCCGCGATCACTGTGGTATCAGCTCTCTGTGGACGGGGTTGGAATACCAATACTAATTCTGGATTGAATACTTATAATCTTGTCGTTGCTCCTTCTGGAATGGGTAAGGAAGCAATGTCAACTGGGATCAGTAGACTGATTAAAATCTGTTCTGAAAAGTTCCCAACATTCAAAGATGCTTTTCACTTTGGAAGTTTTGCAAGTGGACAAGGTCTTACAAAGCATTTCACCCCAACACGGGGATCGTTTGCACAAATCCTAGGCGAGTTTGGTGGATTAATGAAAAGATTTTCAAATGCTCGCGATGAGAATATACAAGGTCTAATGACAGTAATGCTCGGTCTACATTCTAAATCTAATCCTGGTTCAACATCCGATGCAATCAATTACAGCGATGCCACTAAAAATGTACAATCTCTTCATTCTCCTGCGTATAGTATCCTTGGAGACACTACACCAGAGGTCTTTGAAAGTATCAATGCGTTTCTTCTTAACAGTGGATTCATATCTCGATTTAATATTTTTGAATATAAAGGAAAACGAAGCGATATAAATAAGAAAGTAGATTATTCAATCGATCCGAACTTTGTAGATTATCTAGTTATACTTGCCCGAGTTGCAGATCTGGTTCTTACTCAAAAGAAACCTCCAATCGTTGCTATATTGGATCCAGATGCTGAAGCACGATATGATAAATTTACAAAGTATTGTGACAACAGTTATAATCTTTCTATCGACAATAAAGGTAGTGATATTGAACATCACATGTGGTCTCGTTCTACTTTGCGAATCAACGTTCTAGCAACTCTTGCTGCAATCTTAGATACACCTCCACCAACACCGCAAGGAAATGTAAATGTTCCGATTGTGACTGAGGCTCATTGGGATTACTTCGAACGCTTTGTTATGAATGATATCAATAATTTTAAGACTAAGCAAGCTTCTGGAGATCTTGGAACAGGAAATAGTGTACAGATTAAAAAGCTTGAAGGACTATTGGAAGAATATGTGAACAAACGAGTAGCAGTTACCTATCGAATCTCAGCAGAATTTCAAGCAGCAGGAAAGATTCCGTATTCTTATATTAGAGCTAGAATGCTCCAAATAGCTTGTTTCAGAACTGATGGTAATTTTGATGATAAGAAATTAAGAGAAGCAATTCAGACGATGAGTAGATTGGGTAGACTTAAAGAGATTAAAGATCCAAATGAAAAAGGAATGACAACAGGTGATCTATACTGGGTCAGGGGAACATGAAAGTCATCGTCTGCGGTAGTCATCTTTACAGTCGACCTAACTTTATTCGTCAATGGCTTAATTGGTATCATAATGGAAATATAATCAGTACTCTGATCGAAGGTGGTGCATTGCATGTCGATGCTATAGCTGGCGCATGGGCTGTCGAACATGCTATTGATCATCGTAAGATCGAAGCAGATTGGCATATCTTTGGACACCAAGCTGGGCCTAGACGAAATGCACAGATGTTATTAGAAGGGCCACATGTTGTGATCGCATTTCCAGGCGGACCAGGTACAGCTAACATGATGAAACAAGCGCGCGCCGCTGGTATTCCAGTCATTGAGGTACAATATCCAAAGCATTGATACTTGCATCCGATCGCTTATTATGCTATAAAGTATGGTCCATCTAACAACGGAGTACTTCCTATGACTTTGATACCCGAACGGCAAGTTTCCCTCGACCACCTTAGAGAGTGGTACGAATTGAAAAAGCAAATGGAGGAGATGAAGAACAAGGAAATCGTTCTTCGTCAATTTATTTTCGCTGGACTGTTCCCAAGTCCAGAAGAGGGTACCAACAGCCATCCGCTGAACGACGGTACCGGTGCAGTTCTGAAAGCAGTACACACTATTAATCGTGCTGTTCAGATCGATCTACTTCAAGAACTAGCAAAGTCGCAATCCCTGCCCGACCACAATCTTCCCAAGTTGGAACTGGAGAAGTTGGTCAAGTGGAAGCCTGAAGTTGCAATCAAAGAGTATCGTACTCTTACTGACGAGCAACGTAATTTGTTCGATCAGGTGCTTGTGATCAAGCCGGGTATGCCTGGGCTCGATATCGTCATTCCAAAAAGGAGTACTTGATGGCACTTCACTTTTCTACTGCTTCGGAAGAATCTTTGTCCAATGGGATCAAAGTTCTTGTCTACGGGGGTGCAGGAGTTGGAAAAACAGTTCTCACTGCTACACTTCCAACCCCCGTTCTAATCTCTGCTGAGTCCGGTGCTCTATCTCTTCGCGAATCTAACCTGAGACGTCTATTTGGTAATGATCAATCTGTCTGTTACAACATGCCTATCATTACCATTGAGACTGCTGACGATCTGCGAGATGCTCATCTCTGGTGTCTGCAGAGCGCAGAAGCTCGTAACTTTCAGAGCATTGGATTGGACAGCATAACCGAGATCGGTGAAGTTGTTCTTAACAATGCCAAACGACAAGTAAAAGATCCTCGTCAGGCTTACGGGGAACTGATTGAAAAAATGGAGACTTTGATCAGAGCTTTCCGAGATCTCCAGGGTAAGAATGTGCTCGTCTCCGCAAAGATGGAGCCGACGAAAGATGAATTATCTGGTATCGTTAAATATGGTCCATCGATGCCGGGCGCTAAACTTGGACCGAAGTTACCTTACTTCTTTGACGAAGTCTTTCGTCTTGGGGTTGGGAAAGATCCAACGACTCAGCAGGAGTTTCGTTTCCTGCAGACGCAACCTGACCTTCAATTCGAAGCAAAGGATAGAAGTGGAGCTCTAGCAAATATGGAGCCTCCAAATCTAGGCTACATCTTCAACAAGATCCTCAACTCGTAAAGGAGCCATCTAATGGTGCAGCTCAACTTCGATGCTCGACAGTTTACACCTCTCGACAACGATGTCATTCCTGAAGGCTGGTACAACTTCATCATCGACGAATCTAACGCGATGCCGACAAAAGACGGCAACCCTAACCACCTGCGTCTCGTTCTTCGATTCTCCATCATCGACGGACCACACCAGGGACGTAAGGTGTTCACTGGTTTGAACATGCGGCATACCAACATCCAGACAATGGAGATTGCGAATCGCGAACTGAGTGCAATCTGTGCCGCTCTCAATCTGCCTTACGTTCAGGACACTCAGCAACTCCACAACATCCCGCTGAAGGGACGTGTCAAGACCATCAAGGACCCCAACGGTGTCTACGACGACAAGTCGGAGATCAAGAGCTACAAGCCCATCAACTATGTGGTCCCTGGTGTTCTTGCTCAACCCGGAACGAAACCTCAGGGAGCTCCCGCAACAGCACCCACTGGCTGGACGCCTCAACAGGCACCTCAGCAAGCACCACAGCAGACTTGGGCACCTCCGCAGCAGCAAGCTCCGCAGCAGAACGGAGTATACCAGCAGCCTCCGCAACAACAGGCAGCTCCTCCAAACGGTGGTTGGCAGCAACCTCAGACTCAGCAGCCTTGGGGACAGCCTCCGCAGCAAGCTCCGCAACAGATGCAGGCACCTGTGCAGACGCAGCCTGTACAGCAGGCCGAACCCCAACAGGCACCGGTACAACAGTCCGCGCCCGTTGGGTTCGCTGCGCCTCCTCCGACTCAACAGGCTCCTCAGGCTGTTCAACAGCCGCAAGATCCTGCTGTCACTGCTGCTCAAACTGCCCAGCCGCCATGGGCCAGGCAGCCTTCGTAACTGAACGTAACCAACTCAAGGGGCTCCATTCGCGGAGCCCCTATTTTTCAATAGAGGTGGATAATGAGTTGGGAAATGACAAAAGAAATCTGGTCTAAACTTCCACTCGCATTGCGACAACGTTGGTGGAGAGAGACTGATTATGGTCTACTTGCACCGAATGAAGAATTGAAACAAGCTATTCAGGACATCTTAAATAAGGATAAATCTTAATGGTTGATATTGCTCGTGATCTATGTCTTGCTATCGATAAAGCTATTGCGATTGATCAAGGCGCTGCATACAGAGGTTGGCTAGGTCAGGTACTTCCGCACATGTCGGACGCATACAGGGACACAGAGGAGTCTCATCGAAGCCACATGGGAGCTTCTCAGCTCGGGCATGACTGTGGCCGAGCCGTATGGTACAGTTTTCGATGGGCTACCAAAGCTGCGCACCAAGGTCGTATGCTCCGTCTATTTAATCGTGGGCACATTGAGGAAGCACGTTTCATCGCAATGCTACTCACTGTTGGAATGCCTGTCTATCAACAAGACGCAGAAGGAAAGCAATTTCGAATTCAGTTTGGAGATGGTCACGGTGGTGGAAGTGGTGACGGGGTCACACATTATAATAACAGCCCCACTCTTCTTGAATGTAAAACTCATAACGAAAGATCTTTTATCGAATTAGCAGGAAAGCTTGAAGAATGGCGGGCATATCTAGCTAGCGAAGGTCATTTTAAAGGTAAAGGTGTTCGCGATGGAAAACCAGAACACTTTGTTCAAGCACAAATCTACATGCGTAAGATGGGTATTGCGAGCTGTCTCTATATGGCAGTCAATAAGAACACGGATGATCTTTATATCGAGATACTTACTCTCAATCCTGAGCATGCAGATCAGTACATTGAGAGAGGCGAGAAGTTGATACAAGCTGCGACGCCCCCAACTAAGCTCAGTACTTCGCCAGGGTTCTGGAAATGTACCTGGTGCGAACACAAGCCTATCTGTCATATGAAACGAGCACCTGACAGAAACTGTCGCACTTGCAAATATGTTCAAATCCAATCCGAAGGACGATGGGCTTGCACTCACCCGACTCAATGTGCTATACTAAGTACAGAAAAGCAGCTCATAGGTTGCCCACTGTACAAGATAGCGGATCACTACAAATGAAGCCTTTTATCGACAGACAATATCAAACGGAAGCAGTCAATAGTATATGGGCATACTTCGAAACCCATTCTATTGGCAATCCAATTCTTGCAATGCCTACCGGCAGTGGCAAGACGATTGTCAATGCCCGTTTCCTCGAAGGTATCTTTAAGAACTTTCCATTCCAAAAAGTCATGCTGCTGACTCACGTTAAGGAATTGATTCAACAGAATTTTGAGAAGCTGATTGCGCTATGGCCTGATGCACCTGTCGGCATCTATAGTGATGGACTCGGGCAAAAGAATTCCAGACAACCCATCACATTAGGCGGCATTGCTTCTGTCTGGAGACAACCTCAACTCTTTGGTCATGTTGACTTAATCATCATTGACGAAGTCCATCTAGTTAGCCCACGCGGCAATACAATGTATCAGACACTTATCGATGCATTGAAAAAGATAAACCCAAAACTTCGTGTGATCGGTCTTACTGCTACTCCTTGGCGTATGGGACACGGGAAACTAACTGATCCATATTTAGATAAAGATGGGAAACTACATCCAAGTGTCTTTACTGATTTCTGCTTTGACATCACAAACTATCATAGCTTCAATAGGTTGATCGCAGAGGGCTATCTTGTCCCACTGATCCCTAAGAAGATGAAGACAGAACTTAACGTAGACGGAGTCCATCTACGTGGTGGTGAATTCATAGAGAAAGATCTACAGATTGCAGTCGACAAGCATGAGATCACCGTTGCTGCAATTAAAGAAGCTATCGATCTTGGTAAAGATCGTAAGAAGTGGTTAGTGTTTGGAGCAGGCATTGAACATGCTGAACACATTACTCAGATCTTAAACGAGATGGGAGTCCCTGCTGGATGCGTCCACAGCAGGCGCGAAGATCGTGACGCCACAATCAAGGCCTTCCGAGCAGGCAAAATCCGCGCGCTAGTCAATAATAACATTTTGACAACTGGCTACGACGATCCAACAGTGGATATGATCATTGTCCTGCGGCCAACTATGTCTACAGTGCTGTGGGTTCAGATGTTAGGACGAGGCACCCGGCCCGTCTATCCCCCTGGATTCAACAGCGAGACGTTAGAACAGCGTATGGCTGCGATCAAAGCCAGTGGCAAACTTGATTGCTTAGTTCTGGATTATGCAGGTAACACGCGCCGCCTGGGGCCAATCAATGACCCAGTGATTCCAGAGCCGCCTAAGTCGAAAGGAACGCGCCCAGCCCCAGTTAAACTCTGCGACGTCTGCGATACTTATGTTCACGCTAGCGTTCGAGTCTGCCCACATTGTGGTAATGAATTTAAATTCCAGATTAACATCGTACAGACAGCAAGTTCCATTAGCCCATTGAAAGGTGAATTACCGATAACAAAGGTATTCAAAGTGGATCATATCAGCGCAGCACGACATGAGAAACACGGTGGTGGTTCTGTCTCTATGCGCGTCTCATACTATTGTGGTTTGAAGATGTACACCGAATTCGTAACCCTTGAAAACAGTAATGCTTTCGCCCAACGCCGCGCGCGAGCTTGGTGGAAAGTAAGAATGAAATCAAAATGGAACGATACGTTGAACAATCCCGTTCCCACTACAGTTAACGAGGGGCTCACTCGCCTCGAAGAGATCAATCACCCAACGCACATTCGCGTCTGGGTGAACAAGAATCCGTACCCAGAGATTATGGCTATCTGTTTTGATGGCACTGCTTTTGGAACGGAGGAGATGTCAGACGAGGTTCCGACAATCGTTTCCTCTCTGGCTACGCTGAAGAAGACTGACTTAGATACGGAAATCCCATTCTAACGGAGAAGAGACAATGGCCTTCAAACTGACAAAGAACGAGGAAGATCAATTCGCACGTCTAAAGACCGCTCTCACTGCGAAATATGTCGAACTCACAACGGCTATCAATACCTATAACGAGGAAATGAGTAAACTTTGCAATCCTCTTCAAGAGACATTTGACGAATACAATAAGTATCTAAACGAACTACGTTCATTCGTCGAAACGGTTGCTGAAGAAAAACGTTCAGATTTTGAAGACAAGTCTGACGATTGGAAAGAAGGCGATACTGGGTCGGGTGTCGACGCCTGGCTTAGCGCCTGGGAAAGTGCTGAACTCGAAGAAGTATTTATCGAATTCCCAGCTGAGATCGGAATCGAATTTGACAATCATTCGGAGATCGATCTAGCCAACGAGCCGTAAATCGGCTTGCACCACCACTAAGAAGCTGTTATATTTTATGGTGCTCCTTAATTGGAGCACCATAAAATATAATTGGAGCTATCATGTCTGCACATAGAACACATGGTGATACAGGAACCATTGAATTTATCGCTTGGTGTAGAATGAAAGATAGATGTACCAATCCTAATGAACCTCGATGGAAAGAATGGGGAGGGCGCGGTATCAAAGTCTGCGATGAATGGATGAATAACTATCCTGCCTTCCTTGCTCATATTGGACGCCGTCCTGGTCCAGAATACACACTGGACCGGATAGATAACGATGGAAATTATGAACCTGGAAATGTTCGATGGGCAACAAGAAAGGAACAGGCTAATAATCGCAGAAGTCGTAGGAAATAGCTATGTCCCACTGGATCAGGAACGATGGGGGTCGCGCCGCCTACGGCTATACGGGCAAAGCAGGTGATTGCGTTACCCGTTCGATTGCAATCGTCACGAATATACCGTATTCTAAAGTCTATAGTGATATGGCATGGATTAATGCTACGATGCCCAAGACTAAGGGTCGTCGAACAGCAGGTCTTCACAGCGCATTCTACGGTATTTATACCACGAGTGTTCTATTCAAACGCTACATGGAGAGCCTTAATTTCATCTGGACTCCAACTATGTTTATTGGATCTGGTTGTAGAGTTCATTTGCGGGCAAACGAATTACCCTCCGGGGGACTAGTGGTGTCCGTCAGCAAGCATCTTACCGCAGTGATCGACGGGGTCATTCACGATACCCACGATCCTTCGCGTGGTGGTAGACGTTGTGTCTATGGTTACTGGAAACTGGAGAGACTACAATGGTGACGGAAAAATGATGTTTCTCCTCTGGCTCGTTCTTCTCATCATATTTCTTTTCATTGCGCGTTGGCTTTTCTTGAGGTAAAATAATGCTTGCATTGAGGCGAAGATATGTGCATTAATAGTGGGGCAGTAACAGTTCCTATCAACGTTACACCAACAACGGAGTACGAAAATGCACGAAGTAGAAACAATGGCCTGGGCACACGAAGTTCCATGGCACGGTCTCGGCAATCGCGTCGAGGGTGAAGTAACCTGCGACGAGATGCTCGTTGCCTCTGGCCTCAACTGGACAGTGGAAGAAATTCCCTGTTTCATCAACGTCGACGGAAAGCAAGTGCCTGTAGAGCGTAAGGCGTTGGTTCGCAGCACGGACAAGAGAGTTCTGACCGTTACTGGCATGAACTGGCGTCCTTTCCAGAACAAGGATGCGATGGAGTTCTTTCGGGAATGGACTAACGTCGGTGGCTGTACACTTGAGACAGCCGGCTCGCTGCGCGGTGGAAAAATTATCTGGGCACTGGCACGCGTCTCTGCTGGCTTCATACTTCCAGGTAGAGACGCTGTGAAAGCCTATATCCTTCTGGTATCACCACACGAAGTTGGAAAGGCGAGTACTGTTCGAACCACAACGGTTCGTGTCGTGTGCGCCAATACACTAGCGATGGCCGGTGGGGTTCAGGGCAAGAACGCAGAGTATCGTCAGAGCCACATCTATAACTTCGACACCTCTGCCGCCAAGGCATCTGTCCAATTGGTAAAGGAAGAAGTTGCCAAGATGGAATTGGATTCCCTGGCTCTGCAGCAATTGAAGATGAGTCAGTACGATACGGTCCGCGTATTGGCAGAGTTCTTTCAGCCTGCGCTGCCGAACAACACCGAGCACAACATCGAGGAACTGATCAACGAGCCGGATGCACGCTCCGCACGGCTGCAGAAAGTTCTTTGGGCAACTGAAAAGGCGCCTGGTGCGACTCCCGGCAATGGCTGGGGCGTTCTGAATGGTGTCACGTTCTGGGCCGATCATATGGCAGGCAACTCCAAAGACTCCCGCTTGTTCAATAGCTGGCTGGGCGAAGCCGGCAAGATGAAGGACAAGGTCAAGGGGAAATTGATGGAGATGGCTGCCTAATTGATACAACACAAGACAGTGCGGAGATCGTTCTCCGCTCTGTCTTTTTATTTCGGCTAAAATTGAGCCAAAATCGTCCTTGCAATCTGCGGCGTATTGTAATATGTATGTTCTATTGTAACACAGAGTAGGGAGATCCAACATGAACCAACAGACCGATCCCGCGTGGGCTGCCCCTCCGTCAGCAGTCGCCCCTGGTGAGCAGGCTCCGGATGTGAAAGCACAGAAGGAGATGGAAGCCGCAGCGAAAAAGGCAGAGAAGGAAGCTGCCAAGGCCGCCAAGGAGGCGGAGAAGAACGCTGCTGCTGAAGCCAAGGAAGCTGCCAAGGCAGCGAAGCAGGCCGAGAAGAAGGCCAAGGAAGACGCCAAGGCTGCGGCAGTGCTCGCCAAGAACGAAGCGAAGGCAGCCAAACAGGCTCAGAAGGAGCAGGCGAAGCAGCCCGAGCAGAACGGCATCCGCCGGCCGAAACCGGAAGGCGAGTGCGGCAAAGCGTGGGCGCTGTTCGATCAGCTGTCTCAGGCAAAAGGCGCTCCTGTCGCCGCGGCGGAAATCCGTGCAGCGATGTCCAAGGGCAGCGAGCTGAACGAAGGCAACGTCAAAGCGGAATACCCGCGGTGGAAGAAGTTCCACGGTCTGTCCGGTATGATCCCGCCGACCCCGTCGCTCGCCCCGACTGCGGCACCGCAAACGCAGCCGGCTGCCTGATTTAACGTCTCGCCGAAACCTGCCCCGGAGGAATTCGCCTCCGGGGCTACCTCCCGGAGAGAGACATGTTAAATCAACAGGCAATCGAGAAGTCGGTTGAGCATCCTGAGGGATTGCTCGACGTCCACAGCATCTTCTACACCATCCAGGGCGAGGGACCTTTCAGTGGGTTCCCCGCCGTTTTTATTCGGCTCGCTGGATGCAATCTCCAGTGCCCTGGCTGTGATACCGAATATACCCAGGGGCGACGCCTTGCACATCCTTCGGTCGTTGCAAAGTATGTGAACTCACTGAGCCTACCGAAAGGTCTCGTAGTTATTACGGGTGGGGAACCGTTCAGGCAAAATCTGACTAATCTGTTTGAGCATCTTGTAGCATTTGGACATCTCGTTCAGGTTGAGAGTAACGGAACTCTCCCTCCGAGCGATTACGAGTATTCAATATATACTCGAATCGATCATTTCCACGGGGTCCATATCGTCTGCAGTCCAAAGACTGGACGTATCAATCCAATACTTTTAGATAAGGCGCTCTGTCTCAAATATGTTCTCGATGCAGACAGTATGAATCCGGAAGACGGTCTTCCGATTCGCGCCCTCGGCCACACTGCTCATCCGCAACTTGCGCGACCTCCCGTTGATTGGGACAAACCAATCTATCTCCAACCAATGGATACAAAGGATCCCGCGCACAATGAGCGGAATATCAAAGCCGTAACTGAGTCTTGCATGAAGTTCGGCTATAAGCTACAATTGCAGATCCATAAATATCTTGGGGTAGAATAAGATGTGCGCAATCATGGGAGCCCTCATTTGGAATGCAACTGCATATCAACGTCTTGATTCTAATCGTATTCTAAATTTTATTGGAGATGAAAGTTTCGAACGCGGTCGCGATGGATGGGGATATTATGTCAGAGATGGTCTTACTGTAGGTCATAAAAATAAATCGATTATAAGATCAACAGGTTGGGAGACAGAACACGAATTCTTTAGTCTAAATATCTTTAGTCCAACTAAAGCCATGATTGGTAATTTTCGTGCTGAGCCCACGACGGAGTTCGTACGCCACAAACGCGAATATGATCAACAACCTTATTCGCTCAACAAGTGGAATATTGTTCACAACGGAACCATCGCAAACGATAAAGAATTGCGGACAGATGAGGGTGCCACAACTGGTATCGACAGTGTTGCGATTGTCGAACAACTTGCTGCCGCAGGTCATATTTCAGATTCTGTTCACGCAAAACAGATATTCAAAAATACTATTGAAAAGTTAAAAGGTAGCTACGCGATATTAGCAACACATGATGATTTTCCCTATCTGATATTTGCTGCTTGTAATTATAGGCCTATCTGGATTGCCAAACGAGAATATGGAATCTTCTTTGCAAGCTCGAAAGCATATTTTCCAAGAGATATGACACCTCAGATGCTTCAACCTTATTCAATCTGGGCATTCGGACCTAACGATACTGAGCGTCTAAATCGCATACCGCTTTGTGGTAGGAAAGCTCTTGTTATCTGTAGCGGTGGAATGGATAGCGTTGTTGCAGCGACAGAAGCTAAATCTCAAGGTTACGAGATTGAATTAGTTCATTTCCTTTATGGTTCACGAGCAGAGACACCAGAAGTAGATGCAGTTCGGGACGTAGCAAATTATCTTGGTGTTCCCTTACATTTTATCCCAATGGGTATTTATCGAAAAGAAGATTCTCCATTGCTTCAAGCCGACAGTAAAATCGCAGGTGGGGAAGCAGGGGCCGAATTTGCGCATGAATGGGTTCCGGCTCGCAATCTTGTGATGCTTGCCCTCGCAACTGCATTTGCCGAAGCTCGAGAAATCAATACAATTGTACTCGGTAATAATCTAGAAGAAGCAGGTGCATACCCTGACAACGAACCTGAGTTCATTAATCGATTTAATGAAATGCTTCCATTTGCAGTTGGCGATGGAAAACGAGTTCAAGTTATCATGCCAGTAGGCAATCTTATGAAGCATGAGATTGTTGCTCTTGGACATAGTATAGGTGCGCCATTGCACCTCACATGGAGTTGCTATCGCGCAGGTCCAAAACATTGCGGCACCTGTGGTCCTTGTTATATGAGACGAACTGCATTTGAGATCAATAAGATATCTGAGGTCATTCAGTACGCTAATTCAAAGGGGGAATGAATGACTTATATCTCAACAAAAACCTATGGTCATGAGATAGGTCTCTCCTCTTGTTTCCGCCAATGGAAAGCACAGAGCCACTGTCGATTTCTCCACGGCTACGCTCTCTCCGTTCGTATTGAATTTGAAGCAGAAGAATTAGATGATCGCAACTGGGTTGTTGACTTTGGTAGCCTGAAAGGCTTCAAGGGTTGGTTAGAAAAGACCTTTGATCATCGCCTGTTGATTGCTGAAGACGATCCACATCGTTCTGCTCTTGAAATCATGGCAGGCCTTGGGCTTGCCCAGATAACTATCGTGCCTGCCACAGGGTGCGAAGCGTTCGCACAGATGATTTATGAATGCGCTGTGATCTGGTTAGTCGATAATGGTTACTATCCGCGTGTGCGTATGCGGTCTGTTGAAGTATGTGAGCATGGTGCTAACTCTGCAATCTTTATGGAGGAACAATGAAGCTCGAAAGCAAGTTCACGTTCGGAGATGTAGTACGTATCGATGGGGGTAGTGTCAACGCCTTTGTGATAGGCTTTGCTTTCTACCCTCACGATGTAACGATTCAAGTATCGTGGTGGAATAACGGTGAACTAAAAGAACAATGGGTTGCAGAGTGGAGACTTGTCAAGGTAGATCACTCATGAAAGTATATCTTGCAGGTCCCATACGAAATGTAGCGGATCCAATTTCATGGAGACGCAAACTCGCTACTAAGATGCCAGAAGGCTGGGAAGTAATTGATCCAACTAAGATCGAATTATTTATCGACGACGAAGACAGTGAAGAAGCTGTAGAGAGACTTGTCAAGGGTGATCTTGATGCTATTAAGTCATGCGATGCAGTTCTTGCTCTAATTGATATGCCTTCATGGGGGACTGCGATGGAAATATTTTACGCTCACAGCCTAATGATTCCAATCGTTGCTTGGAATCCAACTGAAAAATCTGTTGGACCTTGGCTCAAATTTCACTGCACGACTATTGTACCTAGATTTGAAGATATCAAATTATTCTTGCAGAATCTACTTGTAAAAGCGTAACATCCCGTTTATAATTGCCACAACGGAGCAAAGCATGGCCGAGACTCTGCGCGAAGCGTTCAGAGCTGTTCTCAAGAATATCAAGGGAGAAGATGCAAATCGAGAAGGTCTAATCGAAACACCAGATCGTGTAACTAGTGCTTGGGAGTTCTGGACTTCAGGCTACGAGATGGATCCCCTTAGTGTTCTCAAAACCTTTGTTGATGGGTCCGAAGGTGTAGATGAGATGGTCGTAATCAAAGATCTACCTTTCTATTCCCATTGCGAACACCATCTTGCTCCATTCTTTGGCACTGCGACAATAGGTTACCTACCTCACAAACGTATCGTTGGATTGAGTAAGCTCGGGCGGTTACTACAGATCTACTCCCGCCGCCTGCAAGTACAGGAACGCCTGACGTGTCAGATCGCAGACGCTATTAGTGAAGCACTGAACCCTCTGGGTTGTGGCGTTATAGTGCGGGCCCGTCACCTGTGCATGGAGTCGCGAGGCATCTGTCAACAGGGACACTACACTGTCACGAGTGCTCTACGTGGTGTGTTTAAGACCGAAGACTCCGCTCGTTCTGAATTCTTAGGAATGAAATAGAAATATAATATCAACGGAGAGCAGTTATGGTTATGACTAGAGATGAGATTTACAACTCTGCTATTAAGATCATTAAGATCATAGAGGAATTACCTAAACAGAAAGCTGAAACAAGAAATGATCTACTTTCTTTTTCACAATTAAGTAAACTTAGACGATTAGAACCATTGGGTTTTGGGATAGAAGAAGTTCGTAATAAGACATGGTTTAGTCCTGAAGAGTGCATTCCAGATGTAATCTGGCCAATCGATGTTGGATTAATAGTTGAGAAAGGAGGTCGTCTTGGTGATTTATTTCTCGCTAATGTCAAAACCATTAATATGAAAGAAGCTCGACCTTACGCCAGTCGGTTTAGTAAATTCATGATTCGTTTAGATTATGCTACTGAATCAGATGGTAGATTAATCTTTGGTTCAGACCTGTTTGCATGGATCAATAATTCTTGGATAGACGCTACAAAACAATTCAAAAGATTGAGAGAAAGTAACAATAGTCAAGGTCACGTTGTTAGTGCATCCATTGCAGTCGCGTTAAGTCAACGTTATGAATGGGCAATTTCACTTTCGTTTAAAGATACTCCTTCAATTCGTTTTGCTACCGATCCGACTGGTATTAAAGATATGTTTCGAGTTCGTGATCTTCCTGAGGGTAAAGATCGTCGTAAAGCGTTAATGACTTGGATTACTAATCATTGGAGACAAAAACGTCACGATCCCGATATGGAAATCTATGTTCGTAAACATCTTCGTGGAGCAACTCAATTCAATTGGAAAAATATGAATATCGAATTGACTCCTTCCCAATTCGATATTGATAAAAGAGATGCTCTAATAGTAGAACGTGAAGCTATGCGTACAGTTGGTACAGACAGAAGATCAAAATAATTGGGTCATCGGATGCATATCTATCTAGCTGCCATTTACACCAACGGATATAGAGCTGGAGGTAACTCCGGTCGTTATCAGAATTTGACTGACAATGAGAAACGGTTAGTTGATGCCGTCCCGCACATTCTAGAATCATATCATTACGTCGGAAAGCAAAAGTTTGTCGACGCCATGCGCGAAGATAAAGTACGGGTGTTCCTTGACTCAGGAGCGTTCTCTGCTTACACGCTCAAGGTAGATCTTTCGGTTGCCGAATACTGTGAGTACATCAAACGCAATTTAGATATCATACGCGTCGAAGACGGAGTTGTAATGGCGTCTGTACTCGACGGTATTGGCGACCCACTTCAGACATATCGCAACCAATGCGAGATGGAAGCTCGAGGTGTCCGTCCGTTGCCTTGTTTCCATTCAGGTGAGGACGAACGTTATCTTGAGCACTATGTTAAGAATTATGAATACATCACATTAGGCGGCATGGTCGGAGCTTCATCTACACAGCTTATGAAATGGCTCGATAGAATCTGGGATAAGTATCTAGTCGATGGCAGTGGTCGCCCGCGTATCAAAGTACACGGATTCGGAATTACTTCTATTCCAATTATGGAAGCATATCCTTGGTATAGCTGCGACTCATCATCTTGGGTGCAGACTGCTGCGTTCGGTGGTATTCAGACACCACAATGGGGTCCGATTAACGTCTCTTCGAAGAGCCCGCAGCGACATGACGCTGGTCAGCACGCCACAACTTTGTCTCCGATCGAACAAGACGTTATCTTCAAGCACCTTGAGGATATGGGTTTCACTTACGAACGGTTGTCCACCGTTTATGAGTCTCGTGCAGCTTACAATCTCTGGTCGTATGGTGTTATAAACGCTTTGGTCGACGCAGTTAACGGCGGCATCTACAAAGGTAGAGTAAGGGAATTATTCTAGATGTTAAAAGAACTTCGTTTTGTGCAAGGCGCGGTCGCTAAGAAAGACTTTGTTCCCGCAATGACTCATTTCCGTATCGAGAAAGGAACCGTTCGATCATTCAACGGTAACCTAGCCATCTGCAGTCCCATTGCATTGGACTTGGAATGCGTACCGAAGGCTGAAACTCTAGTTCGTGCAATCTCTAACTGTGAAGAGGAAGTTGTTCTCACTCTGACTGAGAAGAAACGTCTTCGTGTACAGAGTGGTAACTTCAAAGCCTTCGTTGAGACCGTTGACACCGATGCAACACATCCAGAGCCGTCGGGTAACATTGTTCATATCGATGGATCAGCATTACTTGACTCATTCGAAAAGATTAGCGCCTTTGTTGGTAACGATGCATCTCGTCCTTGGACCAATGGTATTCTGTTACGAGGTCAGTCCGCTTTCGCAACGAACAACGTCTGCGTGATTGAATATTGGCTTGCGATCGACATCCCGTTTGTGGTCAACATTCCCGGGTCGGCGGTTAAAGAAGTGATTCGAGTGGGGGAACCCCCATCCCACCTCCAACTTGATAATAACTCTGTCACCTTTCATTACCCGGGTGGTAGATGGATCCGTACTCAACTCTACGTTACAGAGTGGCCGGACATCAGCAAGGTGTTAGATCATAAATGTGAACCAGTTCCAATTGATCCACGCCTCTATCCTGCGCTTGATAATCTAACTGCATTCTCAGATGA